CGCCACAACTGGCGCTTTCCCGGATTCGATCAGGGGGTTGTCCGATACTTCCAGTACATATCCTTTCTCTCCATATAAGCTGCTCTGCTTCTCATCACTGGCATCCGTTGCTTGTATACCAGTGATGATAATATCTTGATTTTCTGGTGTAAAGGACTTGATCGCCGTGATCTTATGCTTTGTGGCCTTCTCGTTGTACCAGCGTAGCTCCATACGTCCGAGTGCGTCACACCGGGCGAAGCTGCCGCTGATCTGCGCCGCATAATGCAGCACGTCTCGGCAAGTCAGCGCCTCATCATTGGGTCTTTCACTGACCACATACCCGCCATTGTCAATCTGAGTCGTGGCCAGTGTGATACCGCATCGGTTACATATGTCCTGCACAATCACTTGGATTGTTGCTGGATATACCGTTGACACTTCGGAGTATGGGATTTCCGTTCTGCACATATTGTCCAAGCATGTAAGATCTACAGATGAGTCTGGGTTGGACTGCTCCTGCACCAGAAAGCTGCCACACTGTAGCAGTTCTGTTGTCCCATCCTGTAGGATACCTCCACGCCATGCGGTTGCCTCTGCGTCCAAGAAGTCGTACACGCTGTACTGTTCCTCAGAGTCGTCTAAGTTTAACTTCAAGCGGTTTGTGATTACCTGCCCGATGTCAAAGCTGCCTGATCCCGAGGTTGCATCATCCATCGAGAATCCGCCTTCCCATAGATCGCTCTGTGTCAGCACAAGTTCTTTCCCTGATTTTAGCTTGATTTTTACTTTGCAAGCTGGTGCTGCTACACCGCTTACACTTTCTTTTTTCAGTGCATTGCTTATGCTTAACATTTATACCTCGATTATGTCAAACGATACTGTCGAGTATCGTTTCTTACCCACCATCCAACTACGCATGGGGGCTACCGGATCGCTCCGGTAAAAGGTTCTTGTTTCGTTCGTTCCTGCAAGCGCATCTGGATAAGTAACGCTAAAATTGACATCATTGAAGGCTTTCAGAATGGCTGACGTTTCTTGCTCATTAGGATTCCACCATGTAAGGGAGATCTTGCGCTTTTGTGCTACTCGCGTCTTATGCATGGTGGCATCCTGAGTGCGTCCACTCGAGGAGGTTGAAACGTCATTCAGATTCCATGAAAATGCAGATGGATCTTTAACTGCATTCCCATTTACTGTAAGCATTGCCATATCATCACCTCCTATAAGCTGGCGGTCGCCGTGTAGCGCCGCTCTGCTCGTTTCTTGCCTTTTAGTACCGTTTTGTACATGTCTTCGCTGTCAATCCGGAATGTAAACTCTGTAACAGGCGTTTGCTCGCTTTGTCCAGCCATCATAAGTGCCTCAATTACCGCTGCCTTAACCGCTGTTGCAATCGCATCTGTGATCTGCTCGTTGTTTGCAACTGCAGTTTTCCTGCCGATTGTACCAACCATCTCTGGACCGCGTTCGCGTGCGATGAACATCTGGCCCATCTCTGGGAAACCACCGTTGGCATACCATGCAACATTGACAGATGGAAGTGAAAATCCGACACCCGCAGCTGACGCTCCGATTGTCGCCACATTGAAGTGAGGGGACGGGATATGGACTGACTGAAAACCGCTTGCGAGGGAACTTGCGGCGCTGTGGCCTACTGAATAGAAGTCTCCCATAGCTGATTGAACGCGGCTATCAAGTCCGTCCGATTCTGAGACGATGCTGTCTAAAGCTGTCTTGGTTTCTCCCGGCCATGCTCCCAGAGCAGTACCGATGGTATCATCCATTGAGTCCCATGCATCTTCGGTATTCTTCTTAATGGTCGCATTTGTTCCCATCTGAAGAAGCATACTTCCCATGCCCCCGATAGTGGCTAGCAGCATACTTCCCAGAGAACTAGATACGCTCGAGTTTGCACCGTTCCATGCATCGTCTGTATCATCTGCGATGGACTTGTTTTTTTCTGCCACGCTGTCTCTGATCTTCTCGAACTCATCTTTTGCCTTTTTACTCGCTGACTCGCTATATTTCGTTACAGTATCCTTGATGTTTGTCCAGAAAGTTGATGTCTTGGTTGCCATCTCGCCAGTTGATGTGTTAACAGAATCGGTTGCTGAGTCAGTTGTGGTTTTGAGCGCATCAATTGACTCGTTGCAAGTATCAATGGTGGCTGTCAGAGTTTCCTGTTGTTTTTTTGATTCCTCCATCTGCAAGCCCAGATTGTTATAAGCATCCCACAGATCATCAATATCGTACCTCTGCCCATCTATCACAATGGAACCGTTATCCAGTACTCGTGATAGCTCATCGAATGCCAAGTTGAACTCACCAGTGTCAGCCGTTCCTGTCTTCACATATTCGTTGAGAACATCAAGTGCCTTTGCTGTTTCATCAGTTGCAAGCTCGCAATCCATAACAGCGGTGTTGAAGGACTCCATCTGCGTTTCCAAGCCTTGGTAGTTCATTTGTGCATTTGCCAGAGCTACTCCTGTCTGCTCGATAATAGTCAGATAGCCTTTCATCTCTGCCGCTTCTTTCTGCGTTGTCAGCAAGTTCAGCAGTTCTTCACGATTTCCCGTGTAACCTTCCTTGATCTTGTCCAGCTCGCTGCGCATCTCTGGAGCATACTCTATCAGTGTCTTGTAATACTCCGTAAACAAACTTTCTTCGCTGTCTGTCAGCCCTCCGGATTGCTTCTTTTCTGCCAATGTCAGGAACTCATCAAGTACATTGATCGCATTGGTATAATCGGCCTCTGAAACACTCTGCAGATTGGATAGTGACTCTTGAAGCTGATTAACTGACTCTGCAACATCAGCGATAGATTCCTCGTAACCAGATTCAAAGGTATCCTTGTGAGTGAAGGACTCAAACAGATTTTTAACGCTCAAGCCCAGTCCTGAAAGGCTGGCGACCATTCCAAGCACCATTCCTGCTGCCGGAAAAGCGCCGATACTTTCAGCAAGTTCTGAAAGAGCACCTGCAGCTTTCGTGGCTCCCGGAATTTTTTCGATCGCAGGGCCTACTTTTTTTAGGACTGACACTGCACTCTCAAATTTTTTATAGCCCGAAAATGCGAGCATACCAAGTCCGACTGCTGCAAGTCCTTTGCCCGTGGCATTAAGCAGTGGCTCAGGGAGTAAGTTGATTACATACGCAAAGAAGTCAAGCGCACCTGCAAAACCGTTTACTAGGCCGGCTGCATTTTCTGGTACGTGAAACTCGTCCATGAAGTCTAATGCGCCTTTTCCAATGCCTGTTGTGAGATGTGCCAATGCGCTCCAGAAGTGTGCCAGCGCCTCATTCAGATAGTCCCAATCAACATTGTTATTAAAGATTGTGAGGTTGTCTGCTAGCCTTGGTATTGCTTCGCTCATCGTCCAACTGCTCACTGGGCGAAGGAAGTAATCATAGAAGTCCATGAGACCTGTCCACGAGAATTTGGTTGGCTTCTGTAGGGAGGTGTAGAACGCTGATAGCGAGTTCTCCAAGCGATCCCAGTCAATGTCGTTGAGTAGATCGTTCGTGATGTTGAAGAAACGAGGTAAACCTGCATCGTCCCTGATGTACCATGTTCCCATTGGCTTCAAGTAATTTTCCCAGAAATCCTTTATGGTGTTTCCAGTAAAATTCTCAAGCTTCTGGAAACCATCGTTATACAGATTCTTGATCGCATCCGTTGTCGGGCTGATAAACTCAAGTAGCTTCTCTAGGGAGTCAGACAGATCGTCGATCACATTCTCACCCTCGGCAAGTTTTCCAAAATCGACGTCTCCGCCATCTAAAATGCCTCCTGCTCCTCCAGAGCCGCCTCCTGAGCCACCGGAACCTCCGCCTCCTGAGCCATCTCCGCCATCCGAATTGCTTGTAGTAAGCTCTTGGAGCTTGTTTAACTGATCAAAACCGAGTAGGCTGGCCATTTCTTTGGCTGCCTGCTTCGCTGCCTTGCCTACCGCTCCAGTGTTGTCTGCGAGCTGTCCGGCGCTATCCGCAGCGTCTGCAAGTCCTGTTCCGGCATCGTTAGCCACTGTTCCGATGTCTGCGATTCCATCCACTGCACTCTCGCTGATTCCACCGCCAGATGAGGCAGATTTTCCAGTGATTAACTCTGTGAAGCTTCTGAAAGCTTTTGCGGCAAGATCCAATTTTGACAGGAGTCTATTAACTTGGATTAAGATTGGATTGAAGAGATTGATAGAGCCTTGTCCTAAACTTGCCTTAATGGATTCAATGCGCAAGTTTAGGATACGTGTCTGATTGGCCCAGCTCGATGCGGTATTGGCAAAGTCTCCCTGCGCCAGTGACAGACGGTCCAGTACAAAACGATAGCGCAAGGCAACTTTCTCTTGCTCTGTCATTTCAGAGGTTGAGACGTTCATACCTTGCGCCAGCGCATATGCGTCAAGTGCATCCTGTGTCATTACAATTCCCAATTCCTTCAATGACTCAGTTTCGCCCGTGAACACGCTCTTTAATTTTGTGTATGCCTCATCCTGTGTGATGTTGTAGAAGGAGGCTACATCTCCTGCCAGACCCGTTAAGGTGGTAGACATCTGGTAGGCTTCCTTCTCAGCAAATCCAAAGGAGGTCGCCATCGCTCCAAAAGTACCCGTATAGCGCTTGGCCATCGTCTCCGACAAGCCAAACTGGTTGATCGCGTTCTCCGCGAAGTCATCCACGCTGGAAGACATGTTGGAGAATGTAACATCTACTACGTTCTGTACTTCCGTCAGATCGGAGCCAAGTTCTGTACACTCCTGTGCAAAGCTGGCAAATCGGCGTGCTGCTGCAAGTACCGCTGCGATTCCGATAAAAGACTTAAGAGCTTTTCCCGCTCGCTGAAATGCACTCTCTGATCTGCTGGATGCGTTCTCCGTCGACTGGGCGATCTGCCCCATGCTCAAACGCATCTGTGATGCAGCGTCTCTGGATTCATCACTTATATCCCCAACTGCATCTTGTACTCTCTGCAAGCTTCGCTCCAGATCTCCTGTATCCGGAGCTTCCACTGCGTCCGAGATCGCATCCTCGACCGTCCCCATCTCTCTGCGAACCAATTCTCTAAATCGTGTGATATCTCTAGTGAACGGCCGCAGGTCCGCTTGTATCACTACTTGCAGTGTCTGTAGTGTCTGTGTCGCCATCGTCGTCTTCCACCTCCTTCCATCGGCTATTGTGCATAGCTGCATAGCGATATCTTGATTCTCTTACGCGCTCTATCTCGGCCTCTTTCTGCATTTGGTCGGCCATTTCTTTTTCCTCTTGGTACAGGCTTGGGAAATAGTCCCATATATATCCGATCTTTGCTTCTTTGTTGCCAAGCATTATTCCTATTCTTGTTCCCAACTCGTTTACTATGTAATTCGCAGCGTTCAAGCGCTCTTTCTGTTGCCTCTGTCGCACTCTGGCGCAGCTCTCTAAGATATCTTGTACCTCTGCTATACTGTAACTCCAGAACCGTTCTGGAGACATTCCTGTATCAAGTGCATAAGGATACATCTCGTATACAATTTCTGATGCAGTTACAGGTCTTTTCTGATTTCTTCGGCTATCTTTTTTTGAACTTCTCCGACTGCCTCCTGATTCTTCTTTGGAAAAAAACCAGATACCTTATACAAATCAATGAATGGGCCATATGCAAGATCCGTCTGGCAGCATCCTTCCTCTACATACTTATCAAAAAGAGCGCAAACCTTCTCTACTGTCATGTTCTTATCAAAAGTCTTCATGCCCTCACACAGAATCAGGAGCATGGTTCCTAGCTTTGGCAGTCCTCCTCTTGCCGGGAATCCCTTAGTGTTACCTTCGTTGAGCACGTTGAGCAGATTAGTTCCCAGTCTGTTCTCTAATCTCGTAATTGTCAGTGTGGTCAGCTTCATCTTGTGATCTCTGCCGCCCACGGTCCAAACGGCAACGCGCTCGTTACCGTTTTTCTTGATTGCGTTTTCTTTTCCGTTTTCTTTCTTGATATTATTGTTCACTTTTCTATCCTCCGATTATGTTGGGTCAGTTACTTTTAATTCGCTCTGCAGGTAGATTGTGAGATTGATTTCTACAACGCCATTGACAGCGCCGCCAGTTCTCTTGATTGAACACGGACCTTCAAATTCTGTTGTGGTTCCGTCCGCGAGTGTTTCCTGCCACTGATACGACTTTCCTGTTGCCTGCATTCCTCTCAACTTGCGGTAAATTGATCCAGGTTTCTTGTTATCGTACGCAAACTTGTATACGATGTCTCCAGCGTCTCCGATTCCCATTTCATACTGCTTCTGCTTCGCAGTCAGCGGGGTATTTTCTACTTTTTCTCCGTCTGCTCCCATCTCCGGGATTTCTTTCAGTCCCGGAAGATCTTCATACTGTGCCGCACTGTTTTCTCGGTACCCGAGTTTTGATCCATTCGCTAACATGCCTTCCTCCTTACTGTTCAAAATTCCAATATACTGTCTCGTCGTTTACATCGATGATGCCTTCATAGCGCATCAACTTGCATTTACGTTCCCCATTGTTATCATTGCAGTCTGTGCGGATCAGTCCAAGCTTTGATATGGCTGCATCGACATCGAGTGCCATCTGAGACGTGCTCGAGTTCGACCAAATTTCAATTCGATAGCGCAGCTGTGCTTTCTGCTCTCGGTTATCCGTCCATTCGACTACTTTGTTCTGCTCCTCTGCGTAGAAAATAAAGGGTAGCTTATCCGGCTGCGGCGGGTATGAGTCCATTGTGTTTTTACACACACCTTTCAGCGCTCTGTAGACTTGATCCTTTACATTGATCACTTGATCACTCCTCCTATTGTTCGTTTTGTACTGTTCTCAATCGCCTTCACAGCCTCTTCTGTGCCGTCCTTAAGAGCAGGATACATAAAGGGTTGTGCGGCCTGTCCAGCCGTTAAAAAATACTTCTGCCCGTGGTAGGTTGTCTCCGCGAACTGGTACGGCCCCGAGGCTATCGCATTCGCTGGAAACGCCCAGCCGCGCTGTTTATACACCGGAGTAACCTCTGGTGATATACCAGAGTGTTTCCGCTGTCCCACAGGGCCTGTACCAAATTCCACATAGGTGGCGTAGGGCTTGTTGGTGTAGCATACCGCCTCTGTCTGCCCTTCGGTCTGCTTTACGCTTGTGCGGATGCTGTTCCGTAGCTCGCCTTCATTGGTTGGGCATAGATACTTTGCTCGCACTTGAACCTTCTTAATGGCGCTTTGAGCCGCCTTTTTCCCGATAGTTCCCGACTGCTGCGCCAGCTGGCCAAGTTTTCTCTCGAGTTCATCTAGTCCATTGATCATAGCTTTTCCATCTCCAAGTACAGTTCTTTATATGGCTTGATAGATACGACTCTGTAAGACTCTCCCTGTGATGTAGTGATCTTGTCTTTTTCCTTCAGCGTTCCTCCAGCCAACACATATGTAAGCCGCTCATCTTCCAGCTTGGTGGTATACTTTCCTTCTATACGGCAGTTTCGTATATAGGCAAGGTGTTCGCCATATACTTGAGCTTGTACCTTGCCTCCTGCTGGCCATGTCTCCGCCTTAACCTTATACGGGGCTTGATAGTGTTCCGTCGGCGTGCCTTCGCTGTCTGTACGTATTTCCCTCGGATAGATCTGGCATGTCTCAAGTCTACTTCTGCGTCTTCTCATGGTACATGCCTCCCACTCGTGCCAGACGATACCGATCAAGCACGTCAAAGATCTGCTTCGGAGCCTCTGCAAATGTGTAGGACTCTCCAGCCTCGCTACGCGCCATCTCGCCCTCTGTGCCTAATCGGTTTAAGGCGATCACTGCAAGGTCTCTCACTGCCTTTTGCAGAGCCACAGGGAGTACTGTGCGGTGTGTGTATGCCAGCACGTATTCCCTTGCATCGTCTAGCAGCACGGTGAGTAGCTTCTCGTCTTTTTCACCTGTAAGCACTTGCAGTTTCTCAACATCCGTCATGATTCCTCCATGATTTCTAACAACTCCGCCTTTGACAGTGCCTCTACTCCTACGATACCGCGTTCTTTGGCTTTCTGTCTCAGCTGTTTCACGGTTGATTCAGCCAGTTCCTCTGCCTGTGGCGGTGCTTCCGTCTCTTTTTCCTCATCAATCGGCTTGTATCCCTCCTTGATGAGGAGCTGCTGCTCCTGCGGTGACTCCGTGACTCTTTCTACGTTACCTCTGATCAGTCTCATATGTCCTCCTTATCCCTTGGCATCCTTGATGTTTAATGCGATAGAACCAAGCATATTATCTTTTACCCACAGGTCATGAAAACGTCTGTAATCCATTGACCATGCGTTTGCATCCTGATAGGTTTCTGGATCGAAGATACGCATTAAATCCTGCTTTGAAATTCCAATCGGTGTAGTAGTTGGGCATACAAAGAAATTGATATCCTTGCCCTTTGTTCCCTTCTTATAACCACCCGCTTCCTGTCCAGCAGTCTTACCATCGTTGATCTGAATCGAAGTATACATTCGGTCAGACGGAGTGGAGATGATCGGTACTCCATCAATTGCATTTACACGCAGATCAACACCGCCCTGATTAAAGATAACAGTTGTAAATTTTCCCGGAAGCTCTAGTTCAAGCTCTAAGATAAAGGTTGAGGTTGCATGGCAGATTAGTGGACCTTTATAGGAATCTTTCACCGCCGCTATCGCAGTCTTAAACTTTCTGAGTGCAGATGTGCCAGTTGCTCCTGGAACATATCCATACTCAATCATTCCGGCTTTGTCCGCCGCAATCGCATCGGATGCCAGTTTAGAAATACGGTATGCATCTATCTCAGGGATAACATATTCTCTCTGGAACTGTGCCATGGCTCCTGCGGCGTTTACAACGAAGTTAGTCTCATTCGTATCCATTGCATCAAGTGTGAACTTTCTTCCTCTGTCCTGAGTCATTTTTCTGGTCTCATATTCAAGTGTGATGCTGCCCTGTGTGTAGCCCTTATCTCGATCGTAGTTGGCCATTCCCTGTAACGTCATCTTTGGGATCTTGACCTCTGCGCCACCGTTATAGATGACCTGCCCTGCATTGGCTTCCATCCATCCGGTTGTTGCTTCTCTCACTGCTGCTTCATCGAGAGTCTTCTGAAACAGCGTTGCTGCTGCTAATGTGTTGATTGCCATTATTTACTCCTTTCATTTTCCTACAATGATTGATCTCACCTGTGCTTCCAGCGCATCTTCAGCATCTCGCGGTGCTTTCTTCATTGGATCTTTGCCTTTTAGACGTTCTTCCACAGCTGCCTGCACAGCACTCTGGAATGCCTTCTCTACAGCTGCGATAGATTTGTTGCAGCTTTCTGCATCCGCATAGTTAAGTACCTCTGCCAGCTCCTGCGGCAGATTCTTTCCTGCAAGGGTGTTCTTTGCCTCTGCCATCAGCTCTTTTCTTGTGATGGCTGCTTCTCGATCCGACAGCTCCTTTTCTTTCTTCTGCTGCATATACTGAGCTTTTTCCTCTTTGGTCATCTTTGCCAGCTTCTCAGCCTCTGAAAGCTTATCGTCTGTCATCGCCTGCCACTTTTCCTTTTCCTTGGTCAGTGAGGTCTGAATCGCCTTCTGCATTCTTCTGTCGAACTCAGCCTGATTACCCCCTTCTTTCAAGAAGTCGTCAAAGCTCATTCCTTTTGAATCTTCGCTGCCAGTCCCGCCGCCGTTTGATTCGCCTTCCGGATCTCCGTCACCGTTGTCTGCGAACAGCTGTAAGTTCATTCTGTTCCAATTTTTCATATTGCCTTTCCGCCCCAGTCCATTGCCTAAGCCCCAGACCATTGCTGTAGTTTACCCTCATCTCGGAGCATAAAAATAACACGCATTTCTGCGTGTTTCTTAACGTTATTCAGTTGCGCTGGCGCAAATTACTCCTCGTAAATCACGTCAAGCCCATACGCAACTGCCGCATCATGCTCAAGTCGGCAGCCTCTTGCCTGCTCCCAACCCTTGCAAAAATATGCCGCATGGCAAAGACTCATGTTCTCTAATGATTTTGCTAAAAAGCAGAGAGGAATTTGTACAACACCGCGATCTTTCATTGCCTCGTTGCTGTACCATTTATCTGTAAACAATGTGTTTACTATCTCGTATCCTTTCTCTTTTAAGGTCGCAATCGCCTTTTCTCTGGTAGCCTTGATCTCTTCCTCGCTTTTGCCAGCCATTGGCTGTGATAACATTGCTTTCACTTGCTTACTCCTCCTTATAGCAGGTGTTAGTCACCTTCTCATAAACATCTTCATATAGTTCCTCTTTGTCACCATTATATGTATACTCTGCATACACTCCATCATCAAGCACCGTTGTAGCTACAAGGCATTTATAATTCTGCAATACCTTACTGCTCCAGACAATAACTACGTTGTGTCTGGCAATATTTATTGACGGCTTATGCTTGTGATACCACTCAACAAGCTTAGCTTCGCAGACGCTCGCAAAGTGATCTACTCCCGTAATAACCATTAGTGTTATCCTCACTTTCTTAAAAATTGGTACAAAAATACCACCAACCTTCTGGTTGATGGTATCATGCTGAATACAACACCTTTTCAATGTCGTCGATTGTTATGCTAATTGTGTCCCAGTCTTCTGGCGAATCCCCCACATCTACAATAAATACTTTGTTTTCAAATGCTTCCATAACCGCTGCCATTCTTCCATCTTTCAGCAGAACTGTGTCAAACTGTTTAATAATCACTACTTCGCCTCCTTGATATAAGCGCTTGTCATGCCAACTGTCCCGTCTGGTTTTTTTATCCATGCGACAACTACATTCGCCGGAGTATCTTTCTGCCCATACAGAATCATCTTTTGCACGTATCGGTCTCCGTATCCATTATTGTCAACATGCTGTGCTGGATACTTAGTGCTTCGATAGCGTATCTCTTGTTGTAGCTTTTTCCAGTTGCTTTCGTCGTATCCTAAGCGGCTTGTAAAAGCTTTGCCTTTAGGATACCCGCTTTTACTGTTTTTGTCAAACAGATACTTGGTAAATTTCGGCTCTGGTAAAATTGCATTCTCTGCGTTTGGCAGCTTTCGTTCTGGATGCTGTAAAAGTTCATTTCTTCTTTGATAATCAAGCTTTACAAACTCCCATTTTTCGGGTTTGCCATACTTCATATTCTGGAAGTCATCAAGGGTTTTAGGCGCATCATCTTTGAAAACATCTTTATAGCGCTGATACTGCTTTTTATCCGCGCTCTGGTGCTTGATTTTCTTTTCATTGAGTTCTGCATCTGGATGCCCCTTGACTTTCTGATCGTACCACTGCTTATAAGTCATATTGGCTGGAACTGTCTCAGTTCTTCCTGTCTCCGGATTTCTCGCCCGTCTAGCCATCCTTGCCAATTCTGCCTCCCCTATGTCACAGACTGTTGTACTGCGGCAGTATGGATGCATCGGAGGACAGTTTTTCCCAGGCTGCTGTTCTGATACTAAAAACACCTTACCATCAAGCTCTCGACATATGTCTGAGGTTCTTAAGTCCAGCGTTGCGACGAAGCGATACTTCTCAATCTCGCATTCTTCGTAAGATTGCATTTCCATTTGATTGGCCAAATAGCAGCTCTCCGTTCTGACAAGTCTGCGCGCATTCTGCATACCTTTGGCAAACTCAAATTGAACTGACTCGGCTGCCTCCCGGTTCGTCCGGCCGGTGATGAAGTTGACCATCAACTCTTCTTTGAGCTTTTCTGCAAGCCGATCTGTGTTGACCCAGATGCGTTCTGAATAGTTCTTTCCGTACCACTTTAGGCTCATAGCTTTCTTGATTGCTGCGTCATCGATTAGGCTAAAGCTAAAGCCTAGCCCTGTCTGCTTCTGCACTTGATAGATGGTCTTATAGTAGACATCCTCTGCAAGCCGTTGACACGCGTCCTCTGCTATTTTAAGCTCGGCTTTGTATGTTTGGTGCATGATCGTGTCGATCTGATTCACAAGACTCTGAAAGCGCTGTATACGATGCTGATACGCTGCACTTTCAAGCTTTGCCAGAAGTTCAGCTTTTTCTTCACCATCTACAGTCTGCTTGAGCTTTTCCTTTAACTCATGGAGATCTGTAGGGCTCTGCATCGTGTTGAGCAGCTGCCTTGCCTCTTCGTCGGTCAGATTATGGGCATCTCGGAAACGCTCAAAGATCTGGTTGATCTCCTCTGCCAGGTATCGGTATCCTCTCTGGTAAAGCTTCTTGATTTCCTCTGCCGTCTTCTCAGCATCCTCCATGTATTGCCACATGTCTCTTGCAGCTCGACGTTCCCAGTAATCACTCATTCTGTCCCTCTGCTACATCATCCTCTGGAGGTGGATTGTTTGTCGTGAGTCCGAACATTTCCTGCTGGCGCTCTAAAGCTTTCTGATTCTCTTCCTCTACTGCTTGCAGTTCCTCCTCAACGTTGTCTACAAAAGGTACCTGCGCCAGAAGCGTTTTTGCGCTGACCTTTCCCCATAGATTGGCCACGTACTGACTAATCTCAAGCAAGTTCTTCGGCATTGCTCGAGTAAATACCATTGTAACCAAATTTGGCTGTATCGTGATCGCCTCGCTTGTCTGCAAGTGGTTGCAGAAGATCCGGACACGCTTTCTCAAGCCTTTCTTGTAGTATCGTGTCTTGATCTTCGTGATGTTCTCCATACCCAGCAACTTAAACTCCAGAGCTACGCCAGAAACGTTACCACCAAAGTTCTCGTCAGTCATGCAGGGAATGTGTGAGAATTTATGAATATCCTGTTCTATTGCCTTTTTTAGGATCTCCACTCCCGCTTCATCGAATGTGCGAGTCAGATACTCGGCCTTTGAGTTCTCTCCTGGCATCTCAAGTAACTTTTTCTTTTTTAACCGTTTCCGAGCTTTTGCGAGGCTGCTGTCTTCTTTTTCCTCTTCGTCATCATCACTGAGGAGTGTTCCATAGAGAACCAAGATTGCATCGATGAACTGTTCCTTATCCGTGACTCGATCAGACATCAGCGCATTATAAGCATCGATCAGAGGAATCTGTAACTCAAAGTCTCCGATGCCCAGCTTGTTGTTCAGATACTCGATGACTGGTACCTCACCTTTATAGTGTGGCTCGGGTAGTTCGATCAGAGCTTGTGGCGATTCGATCTCCTGTATGTTCAATACATACTTGAAGTTCTTGGTGAGCACCGTGGCCACGTAAGTAATCGGAGTTCGGTCGGTTGAGTCTTCTCTGATGTAGTAGTAGACTGCAAAAAGTTCATTCTGCTCGATCGTGTCATCATATACGACAAAAGTGCTTTCCGGTGCCAGATTGCGGACTGACAGATCTGTCTCGTCTGCTTTTGTGTAGATGTACTCGTAGGCTCGACCATATATAGACAGGTCGAGGCCGTTGTCTCCATCTGCTTCGTCTGCTCCTGCCGCTTCCAGCGCATCTGTGAGAAGCGCGATGTCCTCTTTGGACTTATACACGACCGGGTTGCCGATGAAGTATGCAGAAGCTGTATCGCTGATGTCTTTTGCGTGGTTGCAGACCAACTTATTTTCTCGATCTTCGGCCAAGATCTTATGCTTGCCTTCATAGTATTTTTTCTTTTCCTTGAGTTTATCAACTCCGCTTGCATGTTTCTGTATCAGGTGCAAGATTGCGAGCTTATCCGGGTTCATTTCGTCCCATCTGCTGGCAGGCATCGTAAATACATGCATTTTCTATCACCTCCTCGCAACCTTTACGGTCGCTAATCTATTTCCAAGTATCGTTGCCACAAAGTATCTCAGCGCGTCCATTGCATGGTCTTTTTGCTTCACCGGCTTATCCTCGCCCCTCTGCGCGGCTTTTTCGTCCCACACGTAAGAAGCGAATTCCTTTTGCGTGTTGACGCAGGCTGAGGAGAACTTGATCTTGTCCTGATTAAGCATCGTGCCAACCATGCGGATGCCATCCTCTACATCATTCTTGGCCTTTAGTACCTTATAACCGCGCTTTCGCAGTTCTGCAATAAAAGACGCTGCCGCAGGGTCTACGATCAGCGCTTTTACTTTTGTTCCGTCCAACCACTCTTCCAGATCATCTGCATATTCTGCATCGGTTTTCTGCTTTCCTTCATCTCGGCCTGAATAGTAATACTCGCGGATGCAGTACCATACGCCATCTACGCCCTTGTTCCACAGAAGGAAGGCGGTCGCGTTCTGTGTACCATAGTCGATGCTTATATAGCGGTTGCCATCGATCAGAAGCTGGAAGAACTCCTTAATCTTTAGCACATGCCGATGCTCATCAAACATATCGTAGATGATGCCCTCTGCCATACACCACAATCCCTCGATATATCGCTTGTAGAAAACGCCAGTGTACATGCTACGGTATCTGGCCTTGATCTGTTCCGACAAAGACAAGTTATCATCCATCGTGAAATGGAGGTATAGCAAATGCTTGTCTTTCCGTTTGTCGATCCACTCAGTCTTGAACCAATGGTATGGGCCATCCGGGTTGCAGTTGAACCAATACTTACTACCATCAACTGAGCAGCGGCCAGTTGCTTGGTTTACGAAGCTCTCTGGCATCAATGCTACCTCGTCGAAGAACACACCTGCCAGCGTGAGACCTTGGATGAGATCCTGTGAACGCTCGTCTTTTCCACCGAAGATGTAGAAAAAATTCTCGGTCTCGCCAAGCGTGATGACAACCAAATTATCAGCTCTATGGTCTTCGACATGATATCCGCGAGACTTGAGCATCAACTTTAACCAGAACAACACGTTACGTCGGAAGGAGCCTATCGTCTTTCCACACATTGCAAAGTTTTGTCCGTTGAAACTGCTCATCGCCCACATAACGAAAGATAGTGACATGCTCACCGTCTTTCCAGATCGGATCGCGCCGTCTGCGATGATACCCTCTGCATCTTTTACCGGTGATGTCGAGCACCACCAGTTCAGCACCTTCCTCTGCTTCTGTGAGAACGGTTGAAACTTAAAGAACTGTTTAACTTTCTTCCTCATTCGCCCAATCCTCCGCAGCTGTACCTTCAAGTGCCTTTAAGAATCCATCATCGACCGTCTCCTCTTGTTCCTCTTCGTCTCTGGTCAAACGGTGTGTCTGTGCCTTGATCTGCTCAATTCGAGCGCGCTGTTCCTCGGTGGCTAAGTCCATGTGGTTGGCTAGCCAATCTAAGGCTTTCATGCGGTCGGCCAACTTGATACTGTCTCCGTTTTTCCCTTTTTTCACTTCCGTCAGGAGCGTGCCATCTATCTCCGATGAACTCTTGAACCGGACGACGTTCTCTTTCTGCGTGAGTGTTACTTTTTTCCCTGTGTTCGGGTCTTCAACCTCAATCGGTCCATACATGCCTATCACCGGGATTTCTTCTACGCCAAATTCCACATAATCCGTGAGGTCGGCAAAGGCGATATCCATGTATTTCTGGAAAATATCCTGCTCATCTAGCAGCTCGCGATTTAAACGGTTTTGCTTTAGCCCTTTAATAGCTTTTTGAATCTTAGTATTTCTTAGTGCCATGCTCCCATTTGCCATGGCTGTTTCGTAGCTGCACTGATAGGCTTTTTGGTAGGCTTTGGTCGCATTGAAAGATCGAATGTAGTACATGCAGAAAAGCCGCTGTTTTTCAGACAATTCTACTGTTTCGTCCAAATACTCGGATTCTTCTTTAATTGTTTCTTGTTCCGCCCTTTTTGTGGGCTTCTTTTCTTTTGCAACGTTGCATTCTTTTTTTTGCAACGTTGCGTTTCCCCAATATCGCTTTTTCCAGCTTCTAATTGTGCCTTCCGGGACTCCGAGCTGATCAGCGATATCTATCAACTTTTCCCCCGCATCATACAGCTTTTTGGCTTGCTCGATACGCGGGTCCAGAGTCCTTGCCAAGTTATCAACTCCTCTTTTCCACAACAAAAGCCGCCAGCGATGTGCTGACGGCCTATCAGGGAAGATTTTCTCGGAACGCAATGTTTCCATTTTTCATTATATCAGATTTTTTGTTGCATTTGTTGCAAGTTTAAGTAATTTTCAATTTTTCTGCTCACGGTGCTTTTGTCCATATGGACTTTGCTTGCCACTTCTTCAAGTGTGCGCCTCTCCAAGTAGCGTAAGCGGAAGATTCTTTGCAACTGATTGTCTCGGATGTCAAAGACCCATTGCTCAATCTCTTCTTGCTCCTTCTCAAGCTTTTCAATCCGATCAGAGTACCTCTGCCGCAGATGCCACTCTTTCTTGTAGTTGTAACCTGTTACAGTCTGTGGTCGGGGATACCCTTTTTGATAATCGAGGATTGTATCGCTTTCGACCAGCTTTTCTTTTCCCTCCTCTGTCCCCATCTTTTTCAGCTTTCCCTTCAATTCTTCGATCTCGTCGGCATTACTCTTGTACGTCTCCAGATGTGCTTTCTCCACTGGCATCGCCTCCTTTCAGCTGTCGGATATGAGCAACTACTCCTTTCGGGATCTGGCATCTTTCCGGCGGTTTTGCATCGAGCAGCTCTACCGTGGCTTCTACCTCATCCGGATTCAACCCGCTTTCTTCATAGTCTCTAAGCTTGCAGAGCGCACCGTAAAGTCTTTCGCTCACTTCTTTCGTGATAACCTGCCCTGTGTGCAGCGATTTCCACGCTACACCTTTTAGCATCCAGTTTCCCTGCTCATCCCCTTCGGTCAGTCTATTCATTTCGTTGTCCTCCACCATCTATGTCTGCTCTTGCGGTTCTTGATACTTTCTAAGAATCCTGCATATCTTCTGATGAGTCTTTCCTTTTCCGCCTCTGCCAGACGGCGCTCTGCGTACTCAATCGTGTCTCTAATCGTCTGCTGTACCGCCTGTTCTTTGCCCGGATTGTAGCCATTTACTGCCTTGTAAGCTTTCTTTCTCTGACGATCATTCATGGCTGCCATCCTTTCTGCGTTCCTGGCGCTCATACTCATCTCTTGTCTTGTAGAACTTACAGTTCTCGTTCTCACAGTACAGATTGTTTAATGCCGTGCAGCGGGCTTTCTTTCTCACTTCACAGCGAGCATCATATCCGAAGCAATCCTTTCTTACCATGTCTCTCCTCCTCAAATCAAAAATACTGTTATTTTGTGAATTTTTGTTTCCTCTGCCACCAGCTGCCACAGATCTTCATTGGCTACCGGCTTGCCATTCGACTTTTTCCAGTCTGACTTTTTCCAAGTATCCAAATACTGAAAACCTGTCCTTATGTAGCCACTGCCCTTGATCGTGATCTCGGAAGGTTTGACCATACGGCTCAAAGCTGCTAAAACCGCTAGAAGTTCCAAACGCTGGCGCGAATCTTTCGGCTCTCCTATGCCTTTTGTCTTTACGATGTACTCTTTCCCTTTAAGCACGCAACGGAGGGTGGCCGTATAGACCTTTCCCTCCAGACTGGTGCTGATCTGCACCGGTATCATGGTGTCTCCTCGTCCAAATAGTTGCGGCCGAAGATCTGTCTGAAGTAATCTCGCGTTCCCCAGTGAGCTTCAAAGGCTCTCTGAGCATCTTCATGTAAGATTCTTCTGTTTTCATTTCCGTCCTTGCCGCCGTGGATAGCCTGTGGCCCTTCTCGGTGGCAGGAGATGCAGAGATATACTTTCAAGCCGTATTTTTCAGACAATCTGCGATTCGGTCCTCCAAAACAATGGTGCTCCTCGGTCTGGCCGATCTTGCCACACAAGTAGCACTCGCCCTTCTGTGTCATCATTCTTGTCTTCGCCATGTCTCCTCCTTAGTCCATCTCCATGCTCATCTGGCCGGGGATTTCTTTGTCTTCCTGTGCTTTGCGCATCACATTTGCTACGTTCTTTGCCTGGAGCATATGACCTTCCCATGCAATCCAACGTCCTTCCTCTGCCGCTTGCAGCGCTCTCTCGAAGCATTCTCTCATCCGATCCAGCCACTCTTGCGCTGGCGCAATTTCTTCCAGTTTATCCTTTTCCGGCAATCGTTCACGCTTTTGAGGTATTTTCTCCGGCTTTTGCGGTGATCGTTCACGTTTTTCCGTGTTTTTCTCTGGTTTTGGGGTTGTTCGTTCGGGTTTTTCAGGCTTTCGTTCCGGTTTTCTTTCGCTTGGAGCGACCTTTGGCGGCTTGCCCTTTGTTAAAATTTCCACCTGCTTTGGTGGCTCTGGCTCGCTCTGCTCAAGTGGGCGGCCATATAAGTCAAACCATGCCTGCTCTGGAGTCTTGTCGATTGGGCACAGCACACGGACTTCTCTAACCAGTTCTTCCGGTGTATACTGTGTTTGCATCTGTGTGCGGACATTGGTGATCGTGATCTCCTTCTCCTCGACCGAGAGCATCAACTTTCCTCTGCCTTCTACTCTGACCATCGCCATGCCGGTTCCAGTCGGTGCCAGTGCTTCAAGTAGCGCTTCCTCTGCATCTGGCTGATACACCGCCGTAAATACCTTAGGGTAACGCTCTGGCATCTTGTCGAAGTACTGATACATGACTTCCTGCGCCAGCGTGGCAAATTCTACTTTCGGTTCTTCTAAGATTACTTCGAGATCGGTTCTTTTCATCTCCTCGGTGATCTCTGCCTTGACTTCGCGGATCTCCTGACGCGTTGCTGTTGTCGGAATTGCTGCGATTACCTCATCTGACAAAGTAAGCATCTCTGCTAACTTGGTCATGCCGTATGCCTGATACCGTTCTGCTAAGCGATCCGAGTAGCCATCTTCGGAGAATCTATCATTGATTGCCATGTAACGAGACACAATGTCTGCCGCAAGACCATAGCGGGCAGATGCAAATTCTGTCACAGTCTTGTAGCCGGACTCTCTGAGAATCTCTGTATCTCTTGCCACCTTCAAAAGATAGCCGATTCTCACGAATCCTTCTGATGCCTCCTTGATCTCATGGTCCATAGCCTCTTGGAATGCCTGGAACCCCTTAATTTCTGTTAATGCTGTCATGCTCCTACCTCCATCAGATCATTCATCAGCAGGTCGAACAGCTGGCGGTTCCTTTCTGTGCCGTTCTTCAACTGTTCCATTTCCTCTGCCCTCTGCTGCGCAGACTGTGCTGCCAGCTGCTTGTCTCTCGCCTTTAAGCGTTTCTTGATTTCTGTCTGCCACTCCTTTAGATACTCGTTGACGGTATCCAGATCAGGCTGGCGGTTGTATTCAGACCGCTTCTGGCGGACTGTACCTCCCGGCTCGATTTCGAGTGTGTACCAAGCCTTCTTAGGGTCGCGGCGTAGGAACAGGATGTAGGTCTCCTCTGTCCGGATGCGTTCGTAGTATCTGTCCGATGCGCCGGCGCAATGGTGGAGCTGATGAGAGTCATCCACGATGTCCATCAGCGTCTGCGGTGTGATGATCTGCCATCCATCGCCCTGATAGTTATAGATATCTTTGATTCTATCGAGGACTTCCTGCGCTCCAGGCCATTTTTCATCCATTTCTTGCGCCTCGAACTCAGACTTGCGGCGGTTATACTCGTCAACCAGCTGATCGTGGCGCAGCTTTAGGTTTTTCGGTGCATATACAATCTCATCCCTGATGTCCATGCCTATCTTTCGAGCTATGGAGATGTAATCCTCATAGTACGTGATGACAGGGCTTGTTGTGTCGTTCATCAGTTTTTCCTGACGGCTTAGGAAATTTAAACATTTCCTAGGAGACATCAGATTGGCCATGACTCCGAGTCTGCTAGGAGTGATGCGTTTCCGCTCAAGTTCTTTCAGTGTCTCTGTCTTCAACTCAGCTTTCGGATGTTTCGCTTTCCACTGTAACCACTCTAAGATAACCGTACCGCCGTTGAGCTGTTTAAGGCGACCTATCGCGTTCTTATCCAGTCCAAGCACTTCCTCTGGCGTCTGACCTTCCAAGTCGATTTTTCCACCATAACTGTAATAATTTAGCTTGGCGGCATCCTGCTGTGCCAGCTTGGCTAACCCGGTCAAGCAAAGCTGCGCATATACTGGCGTCTTCCGCTTCATGATCCAGTTGATCGGCAGCTCGGCTTTCCCGATATCCCACAGCTGCGTGGCCTCATATCCAGATTTGCGAAGGACTTCCTCTGCCTGTTCCGGATACAAGTACGACGCATCCCAACGACGGTTACACGGATTAGTGTCCCACCACGTTTCTCCCCACTGGCGATAGTAGACTTTCCCGGGTTGATATGGCATCCACACCCATCTGATCGTTTCTTTGATGTCTACCATCTTTTCATTTCTGCTCCACAAGATGCTGACTTTATATAGCCTTTCTGCAAGACTGCCATCCGCCTGTCTTGAAAATGCAGTAACCCAGTCTGACTTTTCTTTCACTTTTGTGCGAGTCATCACTGTCACCATCTTTCCCGAACACTTAAGCCTTTGCAAGTGCTTGTAGTCCCCTGTGTGGGTTTCCCCGCAGGCGGTGCAGTAGTACACTCCATCCGCTTTAAAAGCATATTCCCAAGGTGTTATCTCTCGCAGGTACCACTCTTTGATTTTTTCCTCCTGCTCCTCGAATAGTGCCATCTTGGCGTTGATTCGATCTATTTTTCGGTCCATCTTCCGGCTGTATTGATCCTTGTTGTACCAACTTTCGGCGCGGTTGATCAGTAGCCCAATGTTATTGTACTCCCCAAAAAAGGTGTGAGCTGTCTTCTCATCCTCCTCTGAAACTTCCACATCCAACCACCCACATTCATACCTTTGGGAACTATTAAGCTGGTACTCCAGTTTTTTAATGCACATGGCACCACCTATCTCTGCCACGTATTTTCCTGCCTTGTCCACCAAATGCCGCCCCTTGAACTCCCCATTGTTCCAGAGATGGAGCATCAGGATATCTTTCTCAGTATATACCCGGGCAAAAGCACTGCCATCTCCTGTATAGGGTTGCACCGGGATCGCCATCAGATGTTTCTTGGCTGTTCTATCCATGGCTCCACACCTCCTTCCCCAATCTGGTACCAACCGCAAGGCAAATTCTTTCCGGCTCTCATTGTGCCTTTCTTAGTGTCCACCAGTACGACGATATTTTCCATCCGTGTTACCTCTGCCTTTGGATCTTCTCCGGCCACGATCAGAGCGGTGCAACCATATGATTGTATCCCTGTGCCTTCGGATATTGTGATGTTACCATTTCGCTCCTTGAGCCTCAGTGGGTGCTGCAAGATGTACCATGCACACTCCGCGATGTAGTCCGTCAGCGTCAGTCTATGTACTGGGATTAACTCTGTTGTTGAGATCTTGCTGTCACCGCCATCCTCGTCAATGTCTCCGACGGCCTCGCAGCGCCAGAACTCGTTCTTGTTATCCCATCTGTAGTAGGTTAGGCAGTCAGCCGGGTTCTCCGCTGCGTGGATGCCATTGCACACGCAGTTAGCCTCTGCTTCGCAGTTAACCTCTCCCGGCTTGTAGTGGTAGCCTTTGCATACCAAGCCGGGTCCAAAAGCCTTGTATACGATCATGCCTTCTCACCTCCGTAGTATGCCTTGATAATTTCCTTCGCGCGCTCCTTGCTGACATCCCCCATGTAGACCGTTGGAATGCCCGCTGCTATCGCTATCTCATCCGGAAGCTTATAGCGCGTTCTCGATGCTTCTGCAACCAATTTTCCCAAACACTTCGCCAGACTCTTCTCTGGATCATGCACAGCGACCTGCATTTCTTCATCTCGTGAAATCATATAGGTGACCAAATCTCGCATTCCGCTCAGTGTCGTAGAGCAGCGCAGGTTAAGATGCTCGGACTCCACCTTAATCTTTCCCATAGCTGCTTCCAGTGGATTGGCCAGCGTGTCCACTACTCCATCTGCATAATCTTCTGCATCTTCCTTCTCCAGCCCGTTCTCTTCTGCCAGAAGGACGAGGGATTCGACATCCCCCTCCATCTTCAGTCCCTCTGCCGTCCTGTTCAGATCGTCAAAGGTCATCTTTCCAAATTTTTCAAACATTGCGTTTTCTCCTTCCTTGCACCAGAGTCCATGCGCCATGATACAGTGCTTCCGTATTCGGCTCTTCCAGACCGTAGAAAGCATAAAATTTTCCGATCAGGCGCACAATCTCCTGTTGTTCCTTGCTTAGTTTTGCTTCAAAAGTTTCCCAGGTAGCCGTTCTGGCCACTTCCTTTAGTTCGTTCCAGCCATCCAGCCAAGAATTTCCATTCTGAGCTTGACCCAGCTCATACTCAGCGGTCTCCACTTATTTTTCCTCCCTCTGTACTCCATGTAACATACATGGGGATACTTTTCTCAGAGTATAGCTGTTACCTTAAGTGGCTCCTCTTCTCCGATATCCAGATCGAGTCGGAATCTATCTCCGATCATAGCCTGTTCTTTTAAGTTTCTCGCGCCCTGTGCCAGGTGGCTTACTTTCACTGGCGGCAGAGCCGTAAACGTCTTTGCTTTCATTTCTCTCCCTTCTGAGGTGTACCTTGATGTAGTACCCTCCGTTGACCTCGTTGTATCTCACTTCGCTGTCTGTGCAGATGTAGCCCTTGTACCTCAATGCGCCGCTACGCAGCTTTGCGTTCTCCACGCACTCCTTGATGCAGTCATGATTTTTTATCATCTTGGTTACTGCACTTGGTCTCGTCTGATGGTGCTTGTGTTCTTCTGGCTTTGCCAAATTGCGGCTTGATGTCCAACGCTTTTCGTGCTTGCGGCGTTTCTCGTCTACTGCAGGTTTTGCCATGTACTCAGCTGCTCCTGCAATGCCATTCTCATCTGTCTTCAGGTATCTGGATTGATTACGTCCTCCGTGCTTCCATAGGCTCAGTACGGTATCTGAGTCCAATGCTCCATCCATCAGCAGATGATGGTGGACTCTCACGGTCTCTCCATCTTCACTCACTCGCTCTGTCGTGTAGACGTACTTTGCATTCTCCAGTCCCATCCGGTGTCTTTTTCCATTGATGCTCCGGATGAAGTTCTGGAAGTGCTTTATCGCCTCCTTGATGCTCTCTGGTTCTTGGCTGTATGTGAGTGTGATCCACAAATCACCATCAGCGAAGTTCTGTTCACACAATCTCCGGAAGTATACTCTCGCCTTGCGTCCATCTAGCACTCTCATGCGTTCTCGCTCTTTTGCCCGGTTAACCTCTGGCAGTCCAAGCTCTGCTACTTCTCTCTTCGTGAACTCTGGATAGATCTCTATGTCCATATGTGGTCCGAAGGTGATCTCTTTAGTGGCATATACTCCTCTTGCTTTTCCGAGCATCCTCTCGGCAAACCACTCATCCAGATCATCTATGCTCTGGTTATATGTACTCTCATAGTCATACTCTCTATATTTCGCTTTCATACAGTCGGGCTTTCTGGCAATAGGTAATATGTTGATTAGTTCTACTTGATTACAAGGTTGTTTAGAGCCTTTCGGCTCTTGCTTTCCCGTCCCATATGTGCTATACTGTATATGGGTTTACGGGTAATGACCTAAACGTTTGCCGATGCAGAGCTGCCTACTCTGCATCGGTTTTTTCTTTTATGCTCATAAACGCACCATTCCGAGGATCATGCCAAATACTACACAGGCGATTGACCATACGACCATGTTGATTGCATCCGTTATTGGCTTCTGTTCCTCTTCTTTCTTTCGCTCCTCCTGATCAACCAGGTTCGCAATGTAACGTGCTCTTCTGGCCGGATCAAAGTGAGGGACCTTGAGTGCTCCCAAGCTGCGGCGAAGTGTCTCTTCGTCTACCTCAGGGACGTGCGTGACTTCACGAGTTGATATCTCGCCATCTTTTACCATGATTTGGATCACTTCGTTGCCTCCTTCTTTTTCTTTGTGATCTTGATGTCTTTCAGGACCACACCATGCTCTTCTGCCCAGATGGTATACAATACTGTCAGGATGCGTTCTGGAGTTGGTGGTGGGTTTCTGATGGGTTCCGTAGGCAGAACTGTTCTTTCTTCCATATCTAACTCCTATCTGATCCATTTCTCTTTCTCTGTGAGTGGGGTTTTCATTGCTTCCCAGCGTTTTGACGTCGCCATGTTTTCCCACTCTTCTCGTGCCTTGTTTCTTAGTTTCTGCGACTGCTTCTTCAAAAAGATATATCCATACTGAGAAATACGGCCAAGTACATACAGAGTGGTGATTTCGTGGAGTGTATGCCAGTACACTTCATCCGGCATCCTTCCTTGAGAATACATAGTGGCGTACTTGAGGCACATCGCTATTCTATATTCATCAACTGACACCAGGGATGCAAACTGGCACCTTACTCTATCCATAAAGCAAGCTCGGCCTGCATTTGAATCAGTTTGGCCAAATGAATCAACCAGTAAGGTTTCTTCGTTTGAATTTAGCTGAAATACTATCTCTTGCGTTTTTGCATCCACCAGAATTACACTATTACCGGTTGAAATCGTTTCCTTTCTAAGGCAACTGCTCCAAGTTGGCTTCACACGAAGTTCTATCATCTCTTTTAGCGGAATATCACTATCAATCTCGTATGCGTCTGCCGGGAAGCCGATCACCATCTTTCCGTATCGGTAAATACTGACAATATAATTGCCTTCGAATCTAGTACTTGTGCCCTCTTTAAAATGCTCTCTTGCAATCAGCTCAAGGTTTTCCTTCATCCGATTTTCATCGGTGATCTGATGCCATCGCTCCTCAGCAGCACTAAATGCTTCTACAAGATCATCTGGTTCGTCCGGCACTTCCTGCTCGCATGTGAACTCGACCGCCATGGTTTCCAATCTATCTTGGATCTGATCGCAGTCCTCATACTCGCACTGATCCGGATACACCTTTTTGAGCTGTGTATGCCACGCTGCCTCTGCCGCCTTGTAGGTCTTGTCGTCCCATTCCAAAAAATTCAGCTCACCAGATCTTACATGCGCAAGAAGCGTTTCGTAAGCTTCGGTGTATTTTTGGTGTAGCAAATCAAGCTTGTTAAGCTCAATTTCAAAAGCTTCTCTTGTCATTTTTTCTTGTCTCCTTTCTTGACTTTCTGTGGTATTCGCTTTATCCTTTCCTTATAGGCTGTTGCCGCAGCTGAGTATAAGGAAAGGAGGCTTTATAATTATGTTGACTATGCATGATACGATTCTGTTACATCATTTAAAGAAAATTGGGAAAGCTCGTAATCTTTTGCATGTATCAATTGAGCCTTTTGATGGCGTCACAGGCTCTGTGTTTATCGAAACTGGTGTTGATACAGTTACTAAACTTACTGGAAAAGACTACTTTAGTTTTATGTCTCTCCTAGATCAAGGGTATCTTGTTTTATCTCAGCCACAAGATAGCTTGTATCAGTTTTCTTATAAAGCTGTACAGTATGTCGAACGTTGCATAACAGACTTTTTGGCTCTGTTCTTTACACGTTTCTTCGCTCCTGTTGCCGTTGCTGTCATTACTGCACTTATAATTGCAGCTTAACGATTACTACACCAATCACGGCACCGATTGCACACATTGAAATTCCCCAAAGCCAAATGGACATTTTCGTTTCAGCCGAAAGTTCATCTGGCTCTTTTGGTAACTGCTGTGCGCTTTTCACTCCAAAACGTTTTTTCCATTCTCCGCTTTTTATCATTTCGCACAGCTTATCTGGATTTGTATCTGCTAAAAACTCCAGATAAGAAATCACTTGAGCTGCGTGTCCTGCTTGTGCTTTCAGCGCTTCTATGTACCGTTTTGTTACGAACATCCTCTGCCTCCTACGCTGTCTTCGCAGCTCCTCCTGTCGCCAGATCGAAGCCAATCTTTACACCACGCAACAATGCGTCAAATTCCTTAGCCTGATCTGCTGTCAGAGTCTTGGCGAAGCTCAATACATCTTCTGCTTCTTTTTTATTGTCTGCCGGAATAAGCAAGCCTACAATTGATTTGTTTTCTGTCATATTGGTTTTCCTCCTTGTTTTTATTTACAAGTGATTTGTTTATTTTAACTAGTCACTTGTATTTCACCTTTATAATATACCAGTAGCTTGTATTTGTCAACCGTTTTACTGATATTTCTATTGACTTTTATACAAGCCACTGTTATTATTTCAAGTGGGAAGGAGGTGAGAAATCAATGACTATCAATGAGCGAATCAAATATTTTAGAAAAGAGATCAAAAAGAAGAGTCAAAAACAATTTGCAGAAGACTTAGGAGTTACTCAATCTGGCGTGAGCTATATGGAGCAACAAGGCTCAACCGTTGCGGATCAAACTATAAAGTTAATTTGTTCTGTCTGTGGCATCCGTGAAGAGTGGCTGCGAACCGGTGAAGAGCCTATGTACAAGACTCAAGAAACTTTTGATCTCAATAGATTTGCAAAGGAACGTGGTGCATCTGATTTGGATTTAAAGATTGTTAAAGCCTACTTTTCGCTAGATCCGAAGATCCGGAAGATGCTGCTTGAACACTTTAGGGCTGAATTACTGGATGGTGAGCATCCGAAAACACCTGAGGAACTTGAAAGCCAGTACGAAGTCGAGGATGTGGGCTGA